TGATACATTATCAAAAAAAGATGGCGGATATATGACACAAATAGAAAAACTAACTAAAGAACAAAAAGAAAAACTAGTTAAAGAAATTGTAAAAATAAAAGTAACTAAATTTTTATCTGAACAAGCATTAAATACTCTTAAAACAGAACAAGATACAGAAGAGCCAGAAACAACACCAGAAGAGCCAGTAGCTGATACTCCAGAACCAACTCCTGCTCCATCTGCCCCAGCAGAACCTGCAGATGCCCCTGCACCAGAGCCTGAAGTAGCACCAGAGCCAGAAGCTCCAGTAGAAGAGCCAGAAGCAGAAGCTCCAGTAGAAGAGCCAGAAGCAGAAGCATCTGGAGATGTAAGAATTGAAAAATTTATTGAAGCATTAAAATTAAAACCAAGCACATTATTACAAGTACAAACGATGATGAAATCTATACAATTATTATTAAAAGAAAAAGATCCAAAACAACAAATACAATTTTTAGCTTTTATGAAAAAATTAATTGACAGATCATTACAAAAACAAGATCCTAATGATTTAGGATAAATTAAATTTACAATAAATTTTTATGGCAAATAAGTTACAAAATATAAAAGCTATCCAAAAAATGCTGGATGGAACTCACGCATTTCAAACAAGAAAAACTCATGGATTTACTGACGCAAAACAAAAAGCAGAAAAAAATAAACGTAGAGAGATTGGTGAGATATGGGAAGAAAAAATAGGCAATACTATTTATCAAATTGAACAACAAGATGGATTTCGAGTTAAAAAACCAAAAAATTCAATTGCAGAAGAAGTTCGAACATATTTAAATTCATATCCAAATTGTAAAAAAGATTGTTGCAAAATAAAAAAAGGACCAGTTGATGAAAAGATGCGGGTAATACATGGAATGTGTCTTGATTGTGTTGTTGATATGGAACATGAATTAAAGAAACAAGGCAAATATGAAGAATATGAGCAAAAGAAAATTCGTGAAAATGCAGAAGCTTGGTTAAAGCGAGCAGAACAAGATGTTGATATGCTTAAAGAAGTATACACACAAGCTTCTAGTACAGTTATGAATGCAGACGGAATGGTAGAACATTGGTCAGCAAAAATGACTCCAGACGAATTTGAAAAAACAATACAAACACAATTTGATAATTTTAAAATAAAATTTTTAAAAAATTTAGAAACAAAAAAGGAAAATAATGATTAAAAAAACATGGAAACTTATAGCAGGTATAGTTGTTGGAATATTTGGACTAATTTTTATATTTGGAAAAAAATCTAACAATAAAAAAGCAGCTGAAGCTAAGAAAAAAATTGATAATAATAACACTAATATTAATAAATTAGATGGCAGTATCGAAGAAGTAAAAAAACAAAAAGTAGTTGCAAAGAAAAAAGTATCAACGACAAAAAAACAACTAGCTTCTACTAAAGCAAAAAAGGCAGCGCCTAAAAAGACAGCTCCAAAAAAATCAGTTAAAAGTGCAAAAGCAAATATTAAAAAGAAAATTAGGAAATGAAACATATTTTTATTATAATATTATTATGGCCATTAATTAATTTTAGCCAAATGCCAGATACTTGTTTTACAGAAAATGAAATTATAGAAATTTCAGAAACATTGGATTCATTATATTATTTAGATTCAATTAACAATGAAATTATTTCACAACAAGAAATATTGATATCTGAATTAGAAACAGTATTAAAATTAGATTCAGTTGAATTAATGTATATAAGTAAAAAAAATAATTTATTAAATGATAATATTGAATTATATATACAACGTGAAAAATATTTGAAACCAAAATGGTATGATAATAAAGTTATATGGTTTGCATCAGGAATTCTAACAGCAGTTGCAACAGGAAAGATGGTTGTCGAAGTAGTACAATAAGTGAGTAACAAGCAAAACATAAAAAAAATAATACAGGAGCAATATAAAAAATGTGCTCAAGATCCTGTTTATTTTATGCGTCAATATTGCTATATTCAACATCCAATTAAAGGTAAAATAAAATTTAATTTATTTCCATTTCAAGAAGAATCATTAACTACATTACAAAAAAATCGATATAATGTAATTCTAAAATCTAGACAATTAGGTATATCAACATTATCTGCAGGGTATGCATTGTGGTCAATGTTATTCAATGAAGATTTTAATGTATTAGTAATTGCAACAACTCAGGACGTTGCAAAAAATTTAGTAAGTAAAGTTCAAATAATGAACGAAAACTTACCTAGTTGGTTAAAAACAAATATAGTTACTAATAATAAATTATCATTAAAATTTGCAAATGGATCAGAAATTAAAGCAATATCAAGTTCTTCTACAGGTGCACGTTCTGAAGCATTATCATTATTAATAGTCGACGAAGCTGCATTTATTAGAAACATTGAAGAAATTTGGGTAGCATCTCAAGCAACATTATCTACTGGAGGTGGAGCTATTGTATTATCTACTCCTAATGGAATTGGTAATTGGTTTCATCAAACATGGGCTGATGCTGAAACTGGAGTAAATGGCTTTGAAACAATTAAACTAGATTGGAAATTACATCCAGAACGAAATCAATCGTGGAGAGACGAACAAACACAATTATTAGGAGAAAGAGGAGCAGCACAGGAATGTGATTGTGATTTTATATCTTCCGGTCATACCGTTGTAGATGGATTAATATTACAAAAATATGAATCTAAATGCGAAGAGCCTGTAGAAAAAAGAGGATTTGATAACGGATATTGGATATGGGAATATCCAAATTATGAAAAAAATTATATTATTGTAGCTGATGTTGCTAGAGGTGATGGCGCAGATTGGTCAACATTTCATGTTATCGACGTAGAAACAATAAATCAAGTTGCAGAATATAAAGGTAAATTACCTCCAAAAGATTTTGGAAATATGTTAGTAACTATTGCAACTGAATGGAATAATGCATTATTAGCAATTGAGAACGCTAATATTGGTTGGGCTGCAATTCAGCCTGCATTAGATAGAAATTACCAGAATTTATTTTATACATATAAAGATGACGGATATGTAGATTTGGAAGTTCAGTTATTAAAAGGATATGACCAAAAAGATAAAACAAAAATGGTACCAGGTGTCTCAACTACTTCAAGAACCAGACCATTAATGATATCTGCCTTAGAAATGTATATGAGAGAAGGATCTCCTATAATACGTTCAAAAAGATTAATTCAAGAATTATTTGTATTTGTGTGGTTAAATGGTAAAGCACAAGCACAAGTTGGATATAATGACGATTTAGTAATGGCGTATGCTATTGCCTTATGGTTACGAGATACTAGTTTAAAATTAAGACAACATGGAATTGAACTAAATAAAAGAGCATTATCTCAATTTCAAAAATCAGATAATATAGTCTATACTAATAAAAATAAACCACAAAGTGATGGCTGGGATTGGAATAACGGTCAAGACAATGAAAATTTAACCTGGCTTCTGTAGTTAGTTATATTTATAATAAATAAAAGAAAATATTATGGCATCATTAAGAAAACGATTACAAAGATTATTTAGTACAAACGTAATTGTTAGAAAATATGGTAAAGACAAATTACGTGTTGTAGACACAAATAGATTACAATCTACTGGTAATATAGCACAGAGTAAAATTACAGATCGTTATTCTAGATTACATGGTACAAATAGACATGGATATGGATCATATGGATCTGCATATGGCGGTTATGACGCAAATTATTATTCTCAACAAAATAGAAAACAATTATACGTTGATTATGAGATGATGGACAAAGATCCTATTATTTCTTCTGCATTAGATATATATTCAGATGAGTCTACATTAGAAGATCAGTTTGGAGATATCCTATCTATTAAAACAAATAAGACACATATACAAAAAATATTATATAATCTATTTTATGATGTTTTAAATATTGAATTTAATATGTGGCCATGGGTTAGGAATATTTGTAAGTATGGAGACTTCTTTTTAAAATTAGATATTTCAGATGAATTAGGAATAATTAATGCTAGACCATTATCATCATATGAAATTGAAAGACTTGAAGAATTTGATTCTGAATCTGGAGAATATAATATTAAATTCAGACACGACATTAGTGAAAATGTACAATATGATGTATTTGAAATAGCACATTTTAGAATGTTATCAGATTCAAATTTTTTGCCATATGGTAGATCGATGTTAGAAGGAGCTAGACAAGAATTTCAAAAACTAACAATGTTAGAAGACGCAATGTTAATTCATAGAATTATGAGAGCTCCAGAAAAAAGAATCTTTAAAGTTGATATTGGCAATATTCCACCAAATGAAGTTGATACATTTATGGAACAAATTGTTAATAAAATGAAAAAGGTTCCATATGTTGATAAAAATACCGGAAATTATAATTTAAAGTTTAATTTAAATAATATGTTAGAAGATTATTATTTACCAGTAAGAGGTGGAAATAGTCAAACACAAATTGATACATTACCAGGTATGGAATTTACTGGTATTGATGATATTGAATATGTAAAAAATAAAATGATGGCAGCTTTAAAAATTCCTAAACCATTTTTAGGATATTCTGAAGGGGTTGAAGGAAAAAGTACATTAGCTTCTATGGATATTAGATTTGCTAGAACAATCGAACGAATTCAAAAAATTATTTGTTCTGAATTATCAAAAATTGCAATAGTTCATTTGTATGCACAGGGGTTTGAAGGAGAAGATTTAATTGGTTTTGAATTATCATTAACTCCACCTTCAATTATATATGATCAA